TGAAAGTTGGTTCCCAAGCCCAAGTACAAAGTAGCTACTGTGTTTGTATTTGTGTTTGTTACGTGTTGCAAACCATTTACAGTATCCCCTTGTGCAAAAGTTATAAACGAACTTGTTGTTGCATCGTAGATCTTCCAAGCGACACTACTGATTGTGTGTTCTTCCAGAATATTAGTCCAGTCGATAGAATAATCTACCTGATCATCTGGATCTTTATCTTGCCACTTGATAGACATTGTTATGCAACCCTTCTTGCTTGGGATGGGGTTAGTATGAATGTTCGAACTTTACTATATCCAAGTACGGGAATGACTAAGGTTATGCCTGTATACGTTCCTGCCCCGATAGATCCTGCCATACCAACAGATGTAACACGGTGTGTATTTGAGAAGGTGAGGGTGCCGATAGAACCTGTAGCACTAACACTTATAAGGCTTTCGTCTGGGTTTTCAAATACGGTATTAACAGAGCCTGTTGCAGATACACCGACAAGGATGGTCCCCGAATTAGCACGTACGCTTCCTATGCTTCCAGTTGCCGATACACTATCTACCTGCGTGGATGTCGATGGACCTTTAGGTATGACTCCGCCAGTTTCAGCCGTAGCGGACACACCAACAAGACGCTCTGATATGTCGATTTCAAAACCGTTTACAGCTACAGTTTGAACTTGGCCTGTGCCTGAAACACCCGTTAAAGTTACCAAGCTTGGGACTACGCCGTATTCAGCTTTTCCGTATTCCCCCGTGCCGTACTTAGCAACAAAAGCGGAATCAAAGGCAACACTTATAGTATTGCCCATAGAGTTGCCGTGAACAGTACAGTAATACCTTAGTTCTACAGGAGTAGCAGCCCCTATAATTATCTGTACTTCAGCCCCTGCCTGACCCGCTGCGTTTGTTACGCTAACGTTAGTATTATAAATAGTTCCTGAACCATCTTTAAATCTAAGTGGATGACCAGAGTTACTACTATCTGATAGGTCAAAAACGTATGTATTACCTCTACTAAAACTTAACGTTGGATTAGGAGAGCCATCTATGTAATAGACGTTTCCTGATCCGGGATTCGCTACAGTAACAGTATAGGTAATTGTAGCCATGTTAGGCTATCCGAATAACAGCGTTACTTGCGTCGGCTGCAGGGAATTCAATAGTCAAGTCACCTGCTGAAGCACTAACTGTGCCGCCAAAATCGATTACAGCAATTGCTGCGTTACTTGCGGCAGTGTTGTATACGATACAACCATCGGCAGACAAGGTTACGTTGGTAAATACTTCGTCTGTAAAATCAACGATTGCAGTAGTACCGTCTACTGATATGCTTGCACCGTCAAGAACTTGACCACCAGCAGTGTAGCCAGTACCCGTTGCTTCGTCAGAGTTGCCTGTTACATCGGAATAGTTGGTTGTTGCTGCACCATAAGTTCCGCTAGGGGAAGCTTTGATCAGTGCAAGTTTAAGAGAGTCTGTGTCGAGGTCGTGCGTACCGCCCAAAAGTTCAGACTTGAACGACGTGCACATCGCGGTTGTGATTGCCATTGGGTTACTCCTTCAGGGCAGTTTATAGGGAAGTCTCAAAGAATTCCTCAAGGGATATTGAAATATTTACGGAACTATTTGCGCTTGCAAGTCCGCGTAGTTTGTCGCCGCCAATCAAATACAAAGGGTAGTCGGTTATTTGAAGTAACGAGTTTGCCGGAAGTTCGACAGTTTCAGCAAGGGTGTAATGGGTTGTGCTTGCTGCGTCGTACCAATCTAGGCTAAACGTAACCGACGAGCCAGAAGCATTGTTAATATAGATGCTGTTGATATCCGTTGTGAACCGTGTCGGAACCGTATAAATATCTTGGTTGCTTGTGGTGAGTCCTAGAGCTAGGGTGCGTTTTTTACGTTCAGCCATCTTTAGTTCTCTATGTAAATAATGTCTAAGCCAGCAGATACAACAAGATTAGCATTTGAACTGGAAGCTATTGCCCTAACACGAATGTCTGTTTTTTCAGGAATAGGAATAGGACACTGGTATTCTTGGTTATGCGCTGCTTCAACAATAGCAAATTTATCGCGTGTCCTAAATACTTTATTCTGTTCTCTAGTCTGAATGTGTACCGTAGCAAACTTATTGTTTTGTTCTGTAAAGGCTGTCACATCCGTCTGTAACAAATATGCAGTGTAACCAGCAGGAACAGTCCACAAAGCCATCAGCGTTTGATTTTCACCTGATGTAATACGTGCATAGGTAGTGCCACTATTAGTTACATTAATATTATCTGTAGGCTCTTGTGAGCCGGATACAAGGGCACGGAAGATACGTAGGAAAGTGCCTGTAGTTGTAGCTGTACCTGTACTAGCTAATGTTACTGTTTCAGACAGTTCATTGTAACTTGCATCTAAACCTTGTATAGTAACTTCTACACCATTGTCTGTAGCACCAGCATCACTGGTTGCTGTCATTGCTACAGCACTAGACTGATATGCGTAGACACCACCAGCATCCCAGATGTCTTCTATGGAGTTGTCAATGTCACTATTAAAGCCAAACTTGAATAAGCGTTTGTGTCCCTGTATTTCCCCACGAGACACCTGAAGGTAGTACGGAAAAGATCCTACGCCACCACTAAACGTAATAAGATTTGGATATGAGGTGATGGACACTACTTTTTATCCCAGTTCAAAACCTTGCGGTGCAACTTCCAAAACCAATTACCTACGGAAGTAAAGGGCTTTCCACAGTACAACAAACCCCAGCCAACGTATCTAATCAAACAGCGACGGACTGATGTCGTAGTCATCCTCAAGCCAATCAAGGGTACATAGGCGGTAATGCGCTTCAGACCAGTCCTTAACAGCCTTGTCCATAGCAAGTAGGTCATTTTTAGCGTTCTTAAAAACATATTCTGCTGTCTTCTTTTTTGATTCATAGGTGTGGCGGAGAGCGTCTACTGCAAGTTTGTCCATGTTAATTCCCTTCGAACTTATTATAGACTAAAAATGTAAATTAGTCAAGTTATTTCGGAAGAAGGGCAATAGCTGCGAATAATAACCCGGCTGCTGTTGCTACAATTAAGCTAATCAAAGCAGACTGTTTCAAACCTCCGACGAATTCTTCGTGTTCCTGTTGTGCTTTTATTTTAGCTTGTCGTTCTGCTTCTTTTGCTTCTTGTATGCGTCGTGCACGTTCATCGACGATGCTTTGCCACGTTCCGGGGCCGAACCTCATGTCAACGAGGTTTCGCATTTCGTTGATTTGTTCTTGGGCGAGTCGTGCGTCGATAACTTCTTGTGCAACCGACTTGATTCCGAATTGGTCCCCTATGCTAGAACCAGACTTTTTAGCACGTTGTTGCTGGACTTGTTTTTCGCCAGTGAGGAGATTGTCGATATGCCCCGCAACTTCCCCTACATCTTTAGCTGTGTTGATTGCAGATTTGATGCCATCGACTGCGCTTTTTACAAGAGCAATACCCGCAAGGGTTTCTGCTATCATTGGTTAAAATTCCCCTGCTTTCATAGCATCTGAAAGTATTCGTGCCCGTCGGCCTACCTGTCGTGCCCAACGAGAATCCATCATCTCAAGACTTGCAGCTTCAAAATTCTGTTCGTGAATTGCAGACCACATCTTCTTAAACTTGCACAGGCGAGGAACACCCATGTTAAACGCCATATCCATCAAAATAAGTTGACGAACCGCATCCAAATTCTCTACGCACTCGTGAACCCGACACAGTTCGTTTTCTACAATCTTGATGTCGTTCATTGCAAGGTACCGTGCATCAGCCTCTGTGATGCCATGCTCATAGACAATGTCCATGTTTGGTATGTCCATGTAATCAAGTTCTTCTTTGCTAATCCCTCTGTCTTTCAGGTTACGCCCAATACCGATTGTGTCGATACCAAGTGTATCTTGGTAAACAGTAAGAACCATACCTTCGTGCTGTATTAGTTTGTCTAAGAAATGTGAGGTGTTATACTTCATTACTTTCCCCAAACTTTTCCATAAGATTGTCTATGTGAACTCTAGGTTGTTTTCTGTCCATATACTTCTTATACATACCTTCTTTAGCGTATCTTACAAGACTATCGTAGTCCCAACTAAGCACGTAATTTTCTACTGCAGCTTGTATGTCTTCTTCTGTGTAAGTTTTTACTTTAACTACTGTGGTGGGAAACCCTTCAGTGTTTTCCATTTTGAACATAGACATTATATTTCCAACGCTCCTACGATACCACACCTATATTCGACAGATGCCCACGAACCGTCTTTTGGTATCTCTTCGTATACCTG